AGGAGCGCCCCCCGCTCATGCTCGTCGATCGCCTCGCGATCCGGCTCTACGTCGAAGCCCCGAACGCCGCCCAGCGCGACATCGACAACCTCCCCAAGGGCATTCTCGACGCGCTGACGAAGGCGAATCTGTGGGTGGACGACTGGCAAATTGATTCGCTGGCGGTCGTCCGCGGGCCAGTGCACAAGGGTGTCGGAAGGGTCACGGCGACCATCACCAAGGCGACGCTGCCGGACGAGCTGCGCCAGGAGTGCGCACCCGCATGAGGCCCGTGAAAATCCCTGCCACGAAGGCCGCCGCCGGCAGCGAGGTGATGCAGTCCCTAGTCGAGGCCGCAGGCCCTGCCGCGGCGATCAAGCTCGTGCAGTCCTATGGCGGGATGCGCCTCTACATCCCGCTCGCCATCTCCCCCGAGCACGAGATTGCGAAGCTGGTCGGTCACGAGAACGCCACGCGGCTCGCGCGCGCTATCGGTGGCGATCGGCTCGACGTGCCGAGCGCCAACGGCCCGGCCTACAAGGCGCTGCGCGACGGCGAGATTCGCCGGATGGCCAGCGAGGGCGTCAGCGGGCAGAAGATCGCGCGCGAGATGCAGATCACCTACATGCGGGTCCGCCAGATCGCCACGGTCGGGGCGTGATGGGACGTGGGAAACATCAGCATCACCTCTGCCGACCGCATGACCAGCGCGGAGCGCACGGAGAAGATCCTCAAGCTGCGACTGCAGGGACACGCCTTCGGCTGGATCGGCCGGGAGGTCGGCGTCAGCAAGTCGCGCGCACACAAGGTGGTGAAGGACTGGATGGACCAGGCCGCTGCCGAGGCTGCTGCGCTGGGCGACAAGATCAGGCACCTCGAACTCGCGCGCCTCGAACAGATGCAGGCAGGGCTGTGGGAAAAGGCCACCACCGGCAACGCGCGCGCCGTGGATTCGATGCTGCGGCTGATGGAGCGGCGCGCGAAGCTGATGGGCCTAGACGCCCCCACCAAAATCGCGCCCACCAAGCCGAACGGCGAGGCGCTCGATGATGCGCCCGACGGTCGAGAGCTTGCGGAAATCGTGGCCTTCCTTGACGCGCGAGCAGCGCTCCCAGCTCCGGGGGCTGACTAGCGACCCGTTCGGGCACTGGTGCCGCCAGCGCAGTCCTGAGATGCGCTGGGACTGGGGCCATCTGGCGCACATCAGAGCCGCGATCCGCAGCGCGTTCAACGGCGGCAAGCGCTTCCTCATCATCAACTGCCCGCCGCGGCACGGGAAAAGCGAGCAGGTCACGATCCGGCTACCGCCCTACCTGCTGGAGCAGGACCCGACGCTCCGTTTCATCACCGCCGCCTACAACGAGAGCCTGGCGAAGTGGTTCAGTCTGCGCAGCCAACGCCTCTACGCGGGCGAGATCGACCCGCTGATGAGCGGCGCTGGCGACTGGCTCACCGACGAAGGCGGCGGGATTCGCGCGGCCGGCGTGGGTACCGGTGTTACCGGCCGCGGTGCCAACGTGGTGCTGATCGACGACCCCGTGAAAAGCCGGGCCGAGGCGATCAGCCCCGCTTATCGGCAGGCAGTGTGGAACTGGTGGCTCTACGACCTCAGCACGCGATTGGAGCCCGGCGCGATTGTCGTCCTGACGATGACCCGCTGGCACCACGACGATCTCGCGGGCCGCATTCTCGCGAGCAGCGATGCACCGCTGTGGCATCAGGTCAACCTTCCGGCGCTCGCCGAGGCCGACGACGATCCGCTCGGACGCGAGTCAGGAGAGGCGCTCTGCCCTGACCGTTTCGACGAAGCGGCGCTGGCGAAGATCAAGGCGCGACTGGGCGATGGCTTCACGGCGCTGTACCAAGGCCGACCCACGCCTGACGAGGGCGCAATCTTCCAGCGCGGCTGGTTCCGCCGCTACAACGTCATGGAGTTCCACGACGCGCGCGTGCGCAGCCAGATCGTGCAGAGCTGGGACTGCGCGAACAAGCCAGGCCAGCTCAACGACTGGTGCGTGTGCACGACTTGGCTCGTGGCAACCAATGGCAATGCCTATCTGATGCACGTTCGACGCGAGCGGCTGGCATACCCACAGCTGCGCAAGATCGCCGAGGAATGGGGCAAGCACTGGAAGGCCGAAGTCGTGCTCATCGAGGACAAGGGCAACGGCATCGCGCTCATCCAGGACCTGCGAAACAGCACCTCGCTGCGCGTGGTCGCCGTCGAGCCTCAGCTGGATAAGGTGATCCGCGCCAGCAACGAGAGCGTGGCCTACAGCGCCGGCAAGGTTTTCCACCCGCACCACCAGCGAGACAACGAGGCCTGGCTGCCCGAGTTCGAGAGCGAGCTCACCAGCTTCCCCGCGGCGGCGCACGACGACCAGGTCGACAGCACCAGCCAGTTCCTCGCCTGGCTCGGCAAGCACGGCGGCGGTTTTACCTTTGCCAGCGGGGGCGAGCGCAGCAGCATCGGCGCCTACGAACAGCAGGACGCCGAAGCCGAAGAAGACCGGACGTTCCTTCGATCCGGCCGCCGATCTTCTTCAGGAGCTCCCCCTTGAACCCCACGATGCAGGAACTGAGTCGCCGGCAAGCCACGGAATGGTTCGCCGACTCGATCCAGCCGAACCCGGACCAGCTGCTGCAACGCGAGCAGGGACACGACGCCAACCTTTACCAGCGCATCCTCGACGACGACCAGTGCAAGAGCGCGTTCGAGCAGCGCCGCATGTCGGTGGTGCGCTCGGAGCTGATCGTCGATCCGGCGAGCGAGAGCGCCGCCGACAAGGCCGCGGCCGACTTCATGCGTGAGCAGCTCGAGGCCCTGCCTTGGGACGACAAGTGCGAAATGATGCTCTACGGCCTGTGGAACGGCCACGCCGTGGGCGAGTGCCTCTGGGGAACGGATGGCCGCCTCATCACGCTCGACAACATCAAGGTCAGGCCCGCGCGCCGGTTCCGTTACGGCATCGACTTCAATCGCGACGAGAGCGCCGGCCTCTACGAAACGACCCGCGCACAGCCGCAAGGCGAGCTTAGGCCCGAGCGCAAGTACTGGACGTTCTGCGCCGGTGCGCTCGACGACGAGAATCCCTACGGCATCGGGCTGGGGCACTACTGCTGGTGGCCGGCCTGGTTCAAGCGGCAGAACCTGAAGTTCTGGCTCGTCTTTCTTGAGCGCTTCGGCCAGCCGACGGTCAAGGCCACCACCCCCGAGGGCTGGCTGCGAGATCCGGTTCGCAAGCGCGAGCTCGGCGAGCTGCTGCAATCCGTGCAGAGCGATTCCTGGGTGGCGGTGCCGGACGGCGTGGTGATCGAGCTGCTCGAGGCTACCCGCGGCGCCAGCGCGGACTACCTCGGCCTGCGCACAGCGATGGACAAGGCCATCGCCAAGATCATCCTCAGCCAGACGCTCACGATCGACGCCGACGGCGGCCAATACAAAGCCGACATTCAGAAGGGCGTGCGCGACGAGGTCATCAAGGGCGACGCCGACCTACTGATGGCGAGCTTCAACCGGCAGGTGGTGCGCTGGCTCACCGAGTGGAACTTCCCGGGTGCGAAGCCGCCTCGCGTCTGGCGCAACACGGCGCCGCCCGAGGATCTCAACAAGCGCGCCGAGCGCGACGGCAAGATCAAGCAGCTGGGCTACTCGCCGACCGAGGACTACATCGAGAACACCTACGGTGAGGGCTGGGAGAAGAACGAGACGCCCGAGCTGGCGCCCGGCGATGTTCCGCAAGGAACACGGCTGCCGGCGAACTTTGCCGAGGCCGCGTTCGTGCTCGCCCGCAAGGCGCAGAACCGCCGCGACCAGGACGACATCGCGCGCGAGGCCATCAGCTTCGCCAACGCCTACACGGACCTCGTCGGCGAGCGCCGCGAGCAGCTGCTGGAGTTCCTGGAAGAGGCCGACGACCTGACGACCTTCCGGCAGAAGCTGCGCGAGCTACAGGCCGAGCCGCCGCCCTCCCGCGCAGCCGAGAAGCTCGCCCGCAGCGGCTTCGCGGCGCGCCTGCTCGGAGCGCTGCGCAACCAGCGATGAGCCCCGCCGCGGCGCCGGACTACGTCGACTTCCGCGACACCACCGGCGGCCCCTTCGATCTCACCCCGGCTGCTGCCCTGGCCTACTTCCGGGCCAAGGGGCTCAAGCCCACGTTCGCCTGGCAGGACGCGTTGCGCGCCGAGCACTCTGCCGCCTTCACGGTAGCCAAGATGATGGACGTGGACCTCCTCAACGACGTCCGCGAGGCCGTGGACGCCGCTATCGCCGAAGGGATGTCCGTCGCCGAGTTCCGGCAGCGCCTCACGCCGCTGCTGCAGGAAAAGGGCTGGTGGGGAAAGCAGACCGTGACCGATCCGCTCAGCGGCGACCAAGTGGTCGCGCAGCTGGGCAGCGCGCACCGGTTGAACACGATCTACCGCACCAACATGCAGAGCGCTTACGCCACCGGCCAGTGGCTGGAGATCGAGGCGAACCGCGACATCGCGCCGCTGCTGCTCTACGACGCCGT